TTTTCTTCGGCGGTATAGTACAATTCAGTGTACAAGACGTTCCAGTCCGTCTTTATAACCTCAAGAATAGTGTCGTCGGCTGCAAACTGAATCTGGTTAATCATGGCGAGACCCACGTCTGTGCAGTACTGCGGGTTGCCTGGAAGACCGGCGAGCGAAGGAAGAGAACACTTCAGGTACATGTTGTTCAGAATGTCGCCCATCTCCTTCGGCCGAAGAAGAACCTGAACTTTTTGGTTAAAGGGCCAATTCGTAGAGCCGTCGTTGTTCAACTGCACACTCGCAGAGTACTGTGTAAACTGCGTGTGTGTCGTGCCCTTGAACTGAAAAAATGAGTTACCCGCGTTGCTCGTCAAAAACGTATCTTGAAGCCCGATCGCGTCGAGCGAAAGAACCGCACCCGTTCCAGCCTTTCCCACAATGTCGTTTTGTGTCGGACCACACACGGTGTTCGAAGTGTCCATTACTACTTTACTGAATCATATTTTTAATGTCCGCTTTCCACAATTGGAGAACGGGCGTCTCTCGAAGAAGTTCGAGCGCGTTGGTCGCCTTTTCGGATTCGAGTTTCAGAGACTGGATAGCCTCCTCCGTGTACTGATACGTCCGAATGTCCAAGAGGTAATCAAACGCTCCAAACTTTCTCATGAGTTCATCCTCCAGAGACTTTTTCTGACGCTTGAAGATGATGAGGTCGCCGTCGACGACAAGCCTCACAAACTTTGCCTTGTTGTTCAAGACTTGAACCTTTTTCGTCAACTCTTCAATCATGTTTTGTTTTCGGAGGTTGTAGTACTTGACTCGAACCTCGACAAAGTCTACCAGTATTTGCTCGGGAGAAGAGTACTTTTTGATTCCAGTCACGGGGTGAAACAGGTGCATGTTGCTCGTTCTGACCGTCTTGTTCAACTTGAGGTCCTTTTCAACGTCTCCGCCTTGGTACTCGAAGATTTCAAAGTGAACGTCGTTCGTAGTCGAGTTGTTCTTGTACCCAGAGATGACCTTCTTCTCCACGAGGTCGTCGAGGTGCTCCTTGTAGTCTTGCGTCCACCTCCCCGGAGGAAGTTCCGTCACGGTCACGGTCGACCCCGACACGGAGTGAACGCCCTTCATGACCCACGCGTGCGAGTCGTCTTCGTCCTGAGTGACACACCCTTTGAAACCCCTGAACCAAGGCACCATCTTCGCAAGGGGCTTGCCTTGAAGAAAGTTGGTTATGTTGTTGGCAATGTCCTTCGGGTTGTACGGCGGGACGTAGCAGCTGAACCCGGTGCCTATGCCCTCTGTACCGTTGATGAGGACGGTTGGAAGAATCGGCACGAAAAACTCCGGTTCAATCTGTTTTCCGTCGTCTGACAAGTACGTGAGAACGGCAGAGTCGTTCGGGTCAAACAGTTTGGTCGCCTCGGGGCACAACTTTGTGAATATGTACCTCGTTTGACTCGCGTCCTTCCCGCCCATCAACCTGGTGCCAAACTGACCGCACGGCTCGAGGAGGTTCACGTTGTTCGACCCGGTGAAATCGTGGGCCAACTTTACGATGGTTTCCGCGAGCGACACCTCGCCGTGGTGGTACGACGTCTTCTCAGACACGTAGGACGCGAGCTGCGCCACCTTCATCTCATCGCTGAGCCCCCTCTGAAAACACGCGTGCAGGACTTTGCGCTGAGACGGCTTCAGACCGTCGCACATGTGCGCGACAGACCTCCTCAGGTCGGCCAAACTGAAGTTCACGAGGTCCCGGTGAATAAACTCCGTGACTTGCAGACTCGAAATGTCCCCGTACTGAATCTCGAGGTCCGAGGGGTTCTTTTCGGTGCTTTCGAGGAGCCACTGCTTGCGTTCGTCCGCCTTGGTCTTGTCAAACGCGAGAACAATCGAGTCCTTTGAAGTTTCGTCCACCTCGAACGCGACAGTGAGCTGCTTGATGTTTTTGAAGTACTCTCGAGCCTCGACAGAGGTTGACGTGCCGAGACCCTTGTAGTACTTGATTTTCCACCCGGACTTTGATTCGCCAAACCACTTTCGAAAGGACGAATCCGTGTAAAACGAATGAGACACGGGGCCCTTGGTCGCCTTGATGATGGGCGTCACCATAGACACGACAAAGTTCAAAGTGAGAAGACTCGGCCAAAAGTAGTGAATCATGTTGAGAATGAGCCCCTTGATGTGACTGCCGTCATTGTCGGCGTCGGTCATAATCATCAGCTTGCCGTACCTGAGTTCGGACACGGACTTGTACTGCTTGTCTTGTTGCAAACCTAAAATCTTTTTGAGGTCGTTAAACTCTTGGTTCGCCATGAGCTGTTTGACGCTCGCGTCCCGCACGTTCTTGCACTTGCCCCTCAGAGGAAACACGCCGTAGTAGTCGCGACCAACCACGGACAGACCCGCCACCGCGAGAGTCTTGGCCGAGTCGCCTTCCGTCACTATGAGCGTGCACCTCTCGGAGCGAGCAGTGCCGGCGTAGTTTGCGTCGTCGAGTTTTGGAATGCCGGTGATGGTGGAACGCCTCGAACCGTCAGTCTTCTTGAGCTCCTTCATCTCCTTCGACTTGGCCACGGATAGAATCTCGTCTTGGACCCCGGTTTTGAGGATGCCCCTGATAAACTTTTGGACAACTTCAAACCTGCTTCCAAACTCTTGCGTCTTCAGAGTACACTCAGACTTGACCTGGCTACCAAACGTGGGGTTTACAAGCGTCGACCTGACCATGACAAACAAAGTGTTCTTGACGTGCTGCGGCTTCAGAGCCAGTTTCTTCGAGGCGAGCTCTTCTATTATGGAACTCGTGATGGAGTTGACTACGTGGTCGACGTGCGTGCCGCCCTTGGTAGTACAGACGCCGTTCACAAACGACACCTGCTGAAAGCCGTCACTAGGGGCGACGGTGACACTCCACCTCTCGGTGTTGAGAGAGGCGACTTGGACGTCGTCAGGCAGGTACATCTGCGCGTACTTTTCGGTCGTCATCTGTTCGAGAACCTGACCCTGGAACGAAACCTTGCAGTTGGCGCTGGTGCACACGACCGCGTCGTAGACCCTCTTTTCGATAATCTTGAAAAAGTCTTCGTCGAGGCCCTTCATGCCGAACCTCTTCCAATCCGGGACAAAGGTAATCTTTACAGACGACGTCGCAAGCGAAAACTTTTTGAGAACGGGTTCGGACACTTTTGACATGTTGTCGCTCCACTTTTGCACGTACTTGATTTTGTTTTCGGAATCTGAAACCTCAATGGCAAAGGACGACGAGTAAATGTTTGTGAGTTTGGCACCGTACCCGTTGCGACCGCCGACCACGCGGTCCTTGGTGTCGTCATAGTTGGTGCTCGTGAGAAGGTGACCAAAGGTCAACTCCGGGTTCCAAATGTTTTCTTTTTCGTTTTTAACGACGGCTATTCCTCCGAGCGGTCCGTTGTTTTCGACCGCGATGCTTCCAGTTTCCTTGTCAACTGTAATGGAAATACTCTTGACAAGTTTTGGGAACAGAGAGTTTCTGTCAATCGAGTTGACAAGGATTTCGTCAAATATTTTTAGGAGGGCCGGGGAATACGTCAAGTTCTTTTGCGCAAACTTGTGACCGTCTAGGACCCAGTACTGCTCAGTCGTCTTGGACGTTGGGCCGACATACGAATCAGGGCGCTTGAGGATGTGATCGAGGTGGGAAATCTTTTGCACAGTCTCAGTCATCTTTCTCTTTCTTGTAAGTACAGTGACTCAATTATTTATCTGCCTCTTTTTTGTACGCAAGGGCTCTCGCGTACGCGAGTTTGTCAGCTTTTTCGTTAAGAGGGTGGCCGTTGTGCGCCTTGACCCATTTCCACGTCACGTGAGGGCCGTTGAGTTCGTCAATTTCAGACCAAAGTTCACGGTTCTTGACCGGCTGACCGGCCGCGGTTTTCCAACCGTTCTTCTTCCAGTTTTGGACCCACTTTGTGATTCCGTTCTTGAGGTAACAGCTGTCGGTATGAACCGTGATTTCTCCTTGGCCGAAGGTGAATTGGAGACACCTAAAAGCTGCAGTCAGCTCCATTTCGTTGTTTGTCGTGTGATGCGACCCTCCAGAGGATTCAAAATCGGGTCCTATGTAAG